GACAACGTTAGAAAGACTACAAAAAGATTCAGCAGAACTGGACATCTTTGTCGAAAAACTAACAAATGAAGGGAAAAATGATTTGGTGAAAAAAATCCAAGCAAAGAAAAAATTCCTAGATGAAAAAGTCAAACAATTAACGGAGATTACCGCATAAAGTGGTGTACAAACTTGAAATACTTGATATAATATTAAAGTATTCTTTATTATGGTCGGAGTAGATACATGAATATCTTTATTCTAGATAAAAATCCAATCCTTGCTGCACAGCTACAGTGTGACAAGCATGTGGTAAAAATGATTGTGGAATCAGCACAAATGCTATCCACTGCTCATCGTATGCTTGACGGTTATGTTGAAAAACGTCCATCAAAGTCAGGCAAACGTATGATTAATTATTGGGTCCATCCAAATTCTAATAAGGAGGAACGTCTATACAAGGCTGTCCATCATGGACATCCATCAACTGTATGGACTATGGAGTCTGCCGCAAATTACAAGTGGCATTACGATCACTTTGTTGCTTTGCTTGAAGAATATACTTATAGGTATGACAAAGAACATGGTACAGCAAAACTACGTGATCTTCTTGTATTGCCTCCACGTAATATCAAAGGCTTTGGACATAAAAATTGTGTTAAGACACCATTTAAACTAGCAATGAAAGATTATCCAGAATGTATTGCTCTTGGCGATCCAGTCGAAGCATATCGTGCTTTCTATCAAACTAAGCAAGATCGGTTCAAAATGGTTTGGACTAAACGTGATATTCCTGCTTGGTTTAATATAGCGTCATGATTACTTTTACTGGATACAAACTATCTAACTTACAAAAAGACGTAATGGTCGAGGCAGTTAGTTCTGCCTTGGATGTCTTAGTGTCAAAAAGAATGAAACGTACGCTATTCTTTGAAATTAATATGGTCAAAGATTTGTATAAAGAAAGATCAATTTGGGGTGACATGGATGTTGAGGATTATAATGAAAAGTCTCCAAAGTTCTATACCATTAGATTGAACTATTCAGGCGTCGAGTCCTTTGCGAAAACACTCGAGACACTTGCTCATGAGCTTATCCATGTAGAGCAGTTTGCCACAAGAAGATTACGCAATCTAGCTGGTTCTTTTAGAGTTGCATACGAAAAAGATCATTATAATACATTGAATGTACCTTATTATGAAAGGCCTTGGGAAATCGAAGCTCATGAATTAGAAGAAACAATATATAACTACATGGTAAAAAGCTCTAGTAAAATTCAAAGATACGTAAATCAAAAAGCAGACGTCTCATATGGAAAAGGACTATAATGTTTGGTGAAATCGAATATGAAGTTTTAGAAGAACTAAAGTTTGGTGATCCAAAAAATCCAGGTACATGGCTTAGACTTGAACAATCTCCAAAAGGCAATAGGGTTGTAAGAATGTGGTCAGGCGCAGGTAAAAATAGATATTGGAAAGTCATGCATAGATACAATGTAGAAGAACAATGGAATAGGTGGAAACGAACATGCCAACGTACACATTAAAAGATAATAAAACTGGAGATACGTGGGAAGTGTTTTGCTCATATGACGAGTTACAAGTAATACTCGATGAAATGCCAAACGTTGGCCAAGTGCTATCAGCTCCTAAAATTGTAGGTGGTACAGGAAGCCTGTTAAGTAAAACTGATAATGGTTGGAAGGATAATCTCCAACGCATTAAAGATGGATCAGGCCAAGGTAATACTATTAAAGTGTGAGAGAATGAAATTGTCAAATTCTATGAAAGTCTCCTTAGACGAACTGGAGCAACACGAACCTATTACTGATACTCAAGAAGAAGCGTTTGAGCGTTGGAAAGAAGGATATAATCTAGTTTTGTCTGGCTGTGCTGGCACTGGTAAAACATTTGTTGCGATGTATTTTGCAATGAAAGAAATGATGGATAAGCCAGATATTTATCGTGAGCTTATCATTATTCGTTCAATGGTTCCAACACGTGATATTGGATTTTTACCAGGAAACGAAGAAGAAAAGAAACTAGCCTACACTATTCCTTATCGTTCTATTTGTCATGATCTTTTTGGTTATGATCAAGCTTGGCCAAAGCTTATAACACAAAAGAAAATACGATTTGAATCTACATCATTCATTCGTGGATCTACGTTCGATAACGCTATTATTATTGTCGATGAAATGCAAAATTGCAACTTTCATGAATTAGATAGTATTATTACACGTGTAGGTGAAGATTGCCGAATCATTTTTTCAGGTGATTACTATCAAACAGATTTTAAATATGAAGATGAGAAGAATGGTCTTATTAAGTTTCTCGCAATAACTGAGCAAATGAGATTTTTCCGTACTATTGAATTTGGATGGGAAGATATTATTCGGTCCGACCTTGTAAGAGACTACATTATGACAAAAGAAATGTTAAAGATGAGATAGTCGCATGTTCTATGAAATTATAGAGAACAGAAAACAAATTAGGTGGTACGACCAAAACCGAACTCCAGACAAGTCTTTAATAGACGAATGTTTACGTAAGACCTATATAGCAGTTGCATCCAAACAAAATTTAATGCCATACAAAGTGTGGGCAATAGGTCCTTTCAATAAAGAATTAAACCAAGGGCTATACGATATATCTGCTGCCGGTGTTTCTAAAGTTAGAGCTAACTATAACTTACTCACCGCACCATATCAATTTGTTTACACTGCTAGACTGGCGACTGCAAATTCTAAGGTTGAATCAGATATAAGTTCTGGACATATCCAACCTCCTTTAGATCCTAATTTGTATAAGTCTAGAGCTATTATTAAAAATACTAATATAGAAATCGGGATGCACGCCACAATTCTAAGTAAAATGTTAATAGAGCACGGTTTAGATGTTTCTTATACACTGTGTTTTCAAGATTGGGAACTCAGAACAGATTTGTGGCAAGACAAAGGATTTGATTTTATTAGTGATGAAGTTCAATTTATTATGTCAACAGGATATCCTGATTTAGAAAGATATCAAGAATCAACAGAAGACAAACCTAACATATCAGAAGTGGTGCAATGGATATGATAAAAATTTATGCTACAGAAACATGCCCTTGGTGTAAACGAGCTCGTTCTCTAGCCGAGCAGTATCACCTGGAGTATGAATACATTATTATCTACAGCGATGAATTAAAACGTGAGTTTCGTGAACTCTTTCCAGAAGCTAAGACAGTTCCACAGATAATGTGGAACAATAAGTATATAGGCGGGTACGAAGACTTTGCCACAGAAATTGAAAATACTCGTAACTTTGGACAGGAAAAAATCTAATGGCAAAATTCCGCCGGTTTGACCCTCGAAATAAAAAACATGGAAAACATAAATTTCAATCTCAAAACAAAGATCTTAAAATTAAAAGCATACAAATAAAAAAAGACTATTTACTTTCTTCTCAAACTATGGTAGAATACTACTATAATGAAGGAGAAAGTAATGTTAAACAACTTAAACAAGGTAATTCTCACTGACTGTGACGGCGTACTCATGAACTGGGAGTACGCTTTCAATGTTTGGATACAAAGCCACGGCTATAAAATGGTCGATGGAGGTGAGGATTACTATGATATGGGTGATCGTTATGGCCTAGATGGTCAAACCAAAAAGCTGATGTGTAAAATGTTTAATGAGTCGGCGGCTATTGGTTTTTTACCACCTCTACGTGATGCAATGTATTATGTTGACTTATTGCATCGTAAACATGGATATGTGTTTCATATGATTACATCTTTGTCAAAAGATCAATCGGCTCAAAAATTACGTATTCAAAATGCTCAGAAATTATTTGGTGAAACTGTGTTTGAAAAGTTCATCTTTGAAGATACAGGCGCTGATAAGGATGAAGTCTTAGAACCTTATCGTGATAGCGGACTTATTTGGATCGAAGATAAGATTGAAAATGCTCGCCTTGGTGATCGTCTTGGTCTAGAAAGTCTTGTCGTTGAACATGCTCATAACATGGATAACGATGAGTTTCCAACATTTGCAACATGGAAGGAAGTTTATGAATACATCGTTGGCTAATATTTTAAACCTAAGATTCCAATGGGAAGAAACGGTTAAGAGTTTTCGATTTAATGACGATTGTCGAAAACATGGCACTATAAATAACCTTGAGTGGTTTTTAGAATATGGCTACTCAAGCAATCGCCTTCGAAAAAATTACAAAATAGCTCGTGATTTAGCAGAAGAAATATTAAATAAAGTATGAGTTGAGATGTACATTATGCCTTAGTTATGTCTATAAAGGACAAATGACATGGCAGACAAAGAAGCAAAGGTTTTAGCACCTGACTCAATTTATGCTCATCTTGATACCGACGGTGATGGTGTCATTACAGATGAAGAAATGGCTCGTGCTAAAGAAATAGCAGAGTTTGAACACAAAAGGAAGATGCAAGAAAACGAAGACGCTAAAGAAGATCAAATTCGCCAAATGGCTTGGTTTGCATTATGGGGTATGCTATTATATCCAGTTCTTATTCTTGCAACTAGTGTTTTTGGTGTAGATGACGCCGCACAATTAATTGGTGATATTGCACCAACTTATTTTGTTGCTATAGCTGGTTTAGTTGCAGCTTTCTTTGGTGCTCAAGCTTATTCGAAAAGCAGCTCTTCCAAGAAAGAATAGAAATGGGTATTCGTTATGAAACGTTTGATATACCAAGTTTATGTTGGAAAAAAATCGAGGTTGTACGACCACTGTACGACCTCGGTTGAAGCTTATGCTAAAGAAATTGGTGCTGACTATGTGTGTCAGAAAACACCAATTTTAATGATAAAACCAGATCCTTTCAACACGAATAGAAGCAAAGAATCGTATGAAAAATACGGTGGCTACTTACCAATTTATGAGAAAGAAAATGCTTTCACATATCTCAAAAGTTATGATCAAGTAGCAATCATTGATAGTGACGTATGGGTTAGACCTGGTAGTCCTAATGTTTTTGATATTCTTAATCCAAATGTTGATTTTGGCGGTGTCATAGAAAAAGAAATGCCAATTCAAAGTTGGTACATCAATAAGATTAAAAACTATTCCAAAATGCAATACTCAAACATTCGTAACATTGATTGGAAATGGGATAGTCGTGGCGGTGAGTTCTTTAACATGGGTGTTATGCTTATGAACAAATCTATTGCAAAATATTTAAATGGTGAAACACCAGCACAGTTCTTACGTAGGCCTCAATTTAAACCATTTGTAGATGGTATTGGACCTTGG